GACAAGAACTAGAACGAGCAATTTTAAAAAGCGCAGACTTGTTGGAAAAGGGAGAGTACGAACCTGTTGAAAAATTAATCAAAGATGCTGTTCAAATATCTTTGCAAAAAGACATGGGTACAGATTACTTTGCAAACCCCAGAGAAAGACTAATGGGTTTGAAATCTAACAACGGACAAAATAGCACAGGCTGGCCTAGCATGGATCGCAAGCTATATGGTGGATTCAACCGCGGCGAACTACAGATTTTTGCAGGCGGATCAGGTTCTGGTAAGAGTTTGTTTATGCAAAATTTGGCAGTAAACTGGTCTACCATGGGATTGAATGGAGTGTATGTCACGCTGGAACTAAGTGAAGGTCTGTGTGCCATGCGATTAGACAGTATGATGACTGACACAAGTAGCCGTGACATTTTCAAAAGCATTGATGAAATTGAAATGAAAATTAGAATAATGTCAAAGAAAGCAGGCAAACTCAGAGTAAAGTACATGCCTGCACAAAGCAACATCAATGATATCAGAGCATACTGTAAAGAATTAGAAATTCAAACAGGCACCAAGGTTGATTTTTTGTGCGTTGATTATCTTGACTTGTTGATGCCTGTTAGTGCCAAAGTAAGTCCCAGCGATTTGTTTGTCAAGGATAAGTATGTCAGTGAAGAATTACGCAATCTGGCAAAGGAACTTAATGTACTATTTGTAACTGCTAGTCAATTGAACAGAGCAGCGGTTGAAGAAATTGAGTTTGATCACTCACACATCTCAGGTGGTATTTCTAAGATCAATACAGCAGACAATGTGTTTGGTATTTTTACCAGCAGAAGTATGCGTGAGCGAGGTCAGTATCAACTCCAATTGATGAAAACTCGTAGTAGTTCGGGAGTAGGTCAAAAGATAGAACTGGAGTTCAATGTAGAGACTTTGCGTATTACTGACCCTGATATTCAAGAACCAGACTCTCATGTAAATAGCACATCTCTTAGTTCACCTAATGACATTTTAAGCAGGATAAAAACAACCTCAGTGATAAGTTCAAATGGAATTGAAGTGGATCCTTCAGTGAAAAAAGTTGTAGCTGATGTGCAGGGCAGCAAGCTAAAAGCAATGTTGAACTCCTTGCAGAAATAAATAAAAGAATAAATACATAATGAAACATAGCACACGAAGCCTGTTGGAAGAATTGGAATCCCTAAGTGAAAATAGAGATACTTCCCACATCATTGAAAGCAGAGCTAACAACATCATAACCAGTGCTATTAATCTGATTGAAATGATAAATAAATATTATCCTGAAGAACACGCACTGATGTTGGAGAAAAAGTTACTTGGAGCGATAAAGAATCGTGATCAAAGTAGGTTTACAAAATCACTAAGGAAAAACCGTGAAACTGAGTGAATTTAAAGTAGTCAACGAAGGCTGGGGAGATGCCTTACAGTCGGTTGCTTCTGGTTTTGTAAAAGGGGCAACTGGTATTGATTTGAGCAACAAATCAAACTTGATGAATAAATTCTCACAAGATTTTGTTCGCCGCATTGATCCAATGCTAAGACAAGCAATCAGTTCAAAGAATGTGTCTACGGATCCAGTACAAGCAGATCGCCCGGACGATAAACCATGGACATGGAGACCTAGTCCATCTCCTGCACTTGCCGGATCTGGGTTTTTCAGATCAGGTAATACTAAAATGGTATACCAAAGAACTCCTTCTACTACAGGAGCGGCATCATGGAAAAAGCTCGCCGGATCCGGAAGATCAGCAATGGATTACGGAACAGATACTTCACAAGCCATGGCTTTAGAAAAGAAATGGCAAGAATATCAGCGTGATGTAAAAGATACCGCAGCGGGTGCAATGCGTGATTTATCAGAAAATTATTTTAATAAATTAAACAAAATATTTGAAAATATAATGTCATTAAATGAAGCTCCCCCTCCCCCTCCAGCTAGAGTGCAGCAGTCTATAAGTGCATTTTTAATGAAAGCAGTGGGACAGTTTTTAGGTGGAAGTGTGTTTAATCTTACCACAGATGAAACCAAAAAAATCAAAGATCAAACTATTGTGGTACAGAAAAGTTACAAAAATCCATCTGATTATATCAAACAGCTTACTAAGTTGGGAGATATTCTATATCCCATGGTAAAAGCTCGCAATGCATAGTCTTAAACAAGCCTTTTTTGAGCAGAATGATAAATAAGTACAGAGCAAATAGTTTGCTCAATAACTTAAAGGAAACTTAAAATGTCAGGATTTACAAGAACACACGGTGATGCACAACCCGTATTTGCAATTGATACACTCAACGGCCCAATCTCTCCAGATGCAGCAGCTAATGGTACAACTACTAACTTTATCGGTCCAGCAATGGACTTCTTCGGTATTGATCTAGGTGCTGATCCACAAGCTCAATTAGGTGTTAACGAAGCAATCGCACAAGTACTACAAAGCATTGAACAACTATCCACAGTTATGATGTACTCTGTATCAGCTACAGGAAACGCTACAAACATGAGCGTTGCAGTTTATCCACTAGGTGCATATACTGCTGCTGCTTTAGAAGCACAGATCCAAGCTCTTGGTACAGTTAACGGTTACAGCTTGGCAAGTGCTGCTGTTACAAATGTTGGCTTCCGCTTGGCTACAACAGCTACAACAGCTAGCTAATTAGTTTAGTTTTTAAAAACCCGGGAATTTCCCGGGTTTTTTTTCGGCTCTAAATACTAGATGAGTTACACAATTGAATGCCATACACTGTTTGATATTAATCATACTGGAGTAATTAATAGACAGAACCCATCAATGGATATTGATCCTGTTGTTTGGCTATATAGAAGAAATACTCAATGGAATTTTGACACGGTTTTACAAGCAATATCTTTACGATCACAGCCTGAGGTAACTGCTTATCCCACTAAGTACCAAGTCAAGCTTGACAAAGTTGACTACTTTGGTTTTTTATTCACACCACCAGAACACAAAATCTACAGTTGGACATTTACTTTTGCAGTACAACACCCAAGTGTATTTGATAACGGTATACATGAGTTAGGTCATTTGTATAGTGACTGCCACAGTGTACCAATAATAAAATGTAACACAGAATGGGACAAACTCCCGGCATTCTTAGATACATCAGACGAATTAAGAAACATATATTTTAAGGTAATAAATGACTAGAAATAATAAAATTATAGAAAAGATTGGGAAAATATTAACCCCTGTTGAACTAACAAATCTACAAGATATTGTAGTGTTCCGACAAAATGATGGAACATACAGTTTGTTCAATAAATATTTGATTAACAAAACTAAAACACAAAGCTACTTGGTAACTGCCACTAAGTCAGACATAAACAAAACCTTTCACTCATTGAAAAATGCAGTAGCTTGGTGCATATTTGACAAGAGAAATAAGTTCTATGAAGCCAACCGACTTCTTGATTTGGACAGCAAATTAGGTGGGTTAGAAGTGGCAATTACACTGCACAAAAAATTAGTTAAAAATTCCATTGACACAAATACCAAGCTTATCTTTCTGGCAAAGCTTAGTGAAGAGAAAATTAAACAACAACGAATAACATCTGAGATAGAAAGCTATACAACTGCTTCTAACAATTGGCAAACAAAACGCTTTAGTTTGAAAAATAAACAATAAAAATAAATCAGAAATGATAAATAATTAATATAGGAATTTTACTATGAAATTGACAGAACTAAACCAATCCGCTACTACTAAGGGCAAAAAAGCACTAAGTGAACATTTCAACATGTCGTTTAATGTTGAGAAATTGTCTATGTTTGCATCTAAGTCCATGCTACAAAAAGTACGAGGATTAATTAGAGAAGCAAAAAGCTCCCCTTCATTCTATAACAGTCATACTGATAAGAATTACATGAAACTGGTATTCATGGAACAAAGTTTATCCAAGCATATTGGTGTACTCAAAGAGTATACACTTCGGATTGTTACTGAAAACGAAGAAATTGAAAAGTCACAGGTATATTTGGCTGCTCAAGACTTAGTTGACTCAGTACAGAAAATGCTTGAAGATGTTGGTCAAATGCAAGTTAAAGAACTACCCGCTTTGACATCTAGTATTGAATCTGAAATTGGTGTTAATGAGAGTACAGCATATAACGATGCAGTCACTCAACAACTTGATGCATTGACAGCTACTCTTAAAGAATCTTTAGTTGGCTTAAAGGGTGCATTGAATGGTCTGACAGGAACAGCAGCAGCACCGGACGCATTTGATGCAGGTGCAGAAGAAATGGGTGCACCAGAAACTGACATTGAAGACGGTGGTGAATTTGAAGAACCAGAAATGCCTGAAGAGTTACCACCTGAAGAACCGGAAGAACCACTAAGTGGTGTTGGTCGCGCATTGCGTTAATACTCATGAGATTATTTGAACTTTTTGAAGCTGATAATTCAACTTTGCTTACTAATTTAGTTGCTGCAATTGGGCAACTAAAAAGTAGCATA